CTGTACGAGGGGTGGGTATTTTTTCGGCTTGAACGTTTGGCGGACTCGGGAAAAATTCGTACCTTTGCAGCGTGGAAACCTGGAAGGGTTGAAGCCCTCCCCTCGTGCCCAGGCGACACAGTGGAGGTTAAAAAGACAACTAAAACCTTTTACAAAATGGACGAGATAAAATTCGACACCAAAAACTACCGCAAGCACTCAGACGACAACAAGCGCAAGATTGCGAAAAGTCTGAAAGAGTGCGGTGCAGGTCGCTCGATCGTTATTGATAGCGAGGGCGAGATTATTGCAGGCAACGGAGTGTATGAACAAGCAAAGAAAAAGGGAATGCCCGTGCGCATTATTGAGACGGACGGCTCGGAGTTGGTTGTGGTGAAACGCACCGACCTTGCGACTGCTGACGAAAAACGCAAGCTCCTGGCAATGGCGGACAATGCAACGAGCGATGCCGTCGAGTGGGATATGGACGCTTTGACCTCTGACTTTGACGGCTCGGAGTTGGGTGAGTGGGGTATAGACTGCAATATTGAGGGAGGGTCGCCCGATGACTATGGGGACGACTTTTCTTTGCCGAATGAAGGCAAGGCACAATTTGGCACGATGACCTTTGTTGTTACGGACGGGCAGCGAGACTTTATAAATGAGTGCCTGTCGGTCGCAATGAATTGTGAGGGGTTCGACCCACAGGGCGACAACAAAAACGAAAACGGGGCTGCCCTGTATCTAATCGTCAAGGAATGGCTCGAGCGTTTCAACATTACCGAGAAAGACTTTGCAGAGATTGAAAAGGACTACAAGGACTTGCGCTCGTATATGTGCAAGGCTTTGAAAGACTCGGGGCGCAAAGCGTCTGAGGTTGACCAATTGCTCGGCACAAGTGGAATGGCTGGACACTATTTCGGGGAGAGTCAGTGGATGCTCCCTACCAGGGACGCTTACGAGAAGTTAAAAACAATTTTACCTCTTGATCGTGACTATATGGAATGCAAGCTCAAGGAGTTCGCATATAACAGGGCAAAGAAAATCGGGGAAATAAATGGGACGTTGTAAGGAAATAATAATAAAGGTGATACCGTCAAGTGTGGCAAACCCTTTTGTCATAAAACACCATTATAGCGGAAAAATCGTGCAAAATTCAAACCTGCATTTCGGGGCTTTTCTTGACGGACAATTGCACGGGGTTCTGAGTTACGGACCGAGTACTGACAAAAGAAAGATTTTGCCACTTGTCGAGGGTACAGGCTGGGACAACTTTATCGAACTAAATAGAATGGCTTTCGATGATTATTTGCCCCGAAATAGTGAGAGTTATTGCATTGGCTACACTTTGCGAATGATTAAGAAAAAAGCACCCCAGGTTAAGTGGGTGATATCATTTGCTGACGGTTGCAGTTGTGGAGACGGCACAATATACAGGGCGAGCAATTTCGTGTTGACAGGTATTAAGGAAAACACGGCAATATTGCAGCTGCCCGACGGCACGATGATACACCGCCTTTGCCTCACGGCTCAACCTTTGACAAAGCGCAAGGAATTGGGCGGTAAATCGGTTTCAGAAATTTCGGGCGGTGGAGCGTCAATAAAGAAGTATATGGAACTAACAGGGGCGGTGGCTAAAGTCGGCTACCAACTGAGGTACATCTATTTTCTTGACCCGAAATGGAAAAGCCGCCTAACCGTCCCGATCATACCTTTCAGCAAGATAGACGAGATTGGGGCAGGTATGTATAAAGGCGAAAACGTAACCAGGGAGGAACGACACGAGATTAAGTGCGAGGCTCAGATTGAGAGAGAGACCAAAAACCAAAAGGAGGACGAACAATGAAAGACGGACACGAAAAGTACGACCCAATGAAAGAGAACCCTGCATTTGCAGAGGCGAACAAGTCCAGGCGGTTCGGTATGCCAGGCGGAAACCCTATCGGCAACCCCTCACAAGCCGTGACCGTTCGGCACTTTATGCGACAATTAGCGGAAATGACCGAGGCAGAGGTTAGAGAGTATATGGACGACCCAAAGAACCCAATGTTCAAAAGGCGACTCGCTGAAACCTTCATCGCCAAAAAGTGCAAGCCGAAAGATATGTGCGAGTTCATCAACCAAATCGAAGGTATGCCGACGCAACCTATTTCGACCGAAGAGCCGCCTGTGGTTAACATCAATATCAGCAATGCAGGAGATTAACCTCACAAACCGACACATCAACGGAAAGATAATGGCGCACCTTGTCAACCAGGCAAAGAGGGGTGCGCCTGTTATTGCCTTGCAGGGCGGACGACGTTCGGGCAAGACCTACACTATTATGCAGTTTCTTTTGTTGCAGGCTTACAACGAAGGCGACACGAGCATTGTTGCAAGTATGACATCAGACCAGGGAAAGGCAGGTGCTTACGACGACTCCAAAACCATTTTACGCTCTGAGTCTTTCGGCTTTATGCGTCCCTGGTTCAGCATACTGAAAAGCCCCCGAGAGATAAACGCAAAGTTTGCCCGAGACCGCAAACAGGGCTCAATATCTTTTCGCTCTTTCGCTGACCCCGAAACCGCAAAGGGTGGTGCGTGCGATTGGGTCTTCATCAACGAGGCGAACAAGTTCACAAAGCAGCAATTTTACGACCTGCAAGCGAACGCACGAAAGGGGGTCATAATTGACTACAACCCCCAGGTGCATTTTTGGGTGGACGACCTCGAAGTTGAGCCGCTGCAAACCACCTGGCGAGACAATGCCGAACACCTCACCTCGGCTCAGTTGCAATGGTTCGAGAGTTTGAGACAGGCGGTCGAGCGTCCAGGGGCTACGAGTGCGGATTGGTATTATTATAACGTCTATTACCTGGGCGAGTACTCAGAGATTAGCGGAGGTATCTTTACCCGTGCAAACATCGACCTCAGACCGCTCGAAGACAAACCGAAACACCTGCACGACTTTTTGCTATACTCAGACCCCTCAGCACTGAGAGGCGGTGACTATTTCGCCACCGTCTTTTGCGCACTCGACGAAAGCAATGATATGTGGGTCTTAGATGTTGACTCCAGGAACGAGGGAACGAACGAGGAAAAAATAGAACTGCTCAGACGGTGGGGAGCGTCCGAGGACGGGGTGCGCATATTTTGCGAGACTTACGGTATGGTCGGCTCTGACTTTTTCGCAAAGGCTTGGGAGGCTGGTTTGCCTATGGAATATTGGAACGACAACAAAAACAAGTTCGAGCGCATTGTGGCGAACTACCAGGATATCACACGGAGGGTGCATTTCCTTGAGGGTGCGGCAATGGGTTCGTTCTTGTCCCAGGTTTACGAGTTCGGGGAAAAATGCGAACACGATGACAATATAGACGCAGTGAACGCAGCCCTTAAAATTTACAAAAATAGTGGGCTAATGAATAGGTAGGAAATTTTTCGGGAAATGTTTTTGTCAAACAAAAAAAATGTGCTAACTTTGCAGCGAAATTTTTGAAGGATATGAAAATATTCAACGCAATAGAGATACGAAGGGTTCAGAGACACAACACCCTCATCGACAACAGGCTGGGCGGCTTTTTCGGTGCGCTCGGTATGGAGTCGAAACGTTACGCTAACCTGGTGTGGCTCAACGTCTGCGAGTTGCTGACCGACATTATAGAACAGGTCAACATCGAACTGAAACCGAACCCCGACATCGACCTAACCTACAAGGCGAACGCTTTCAAGGCTTTCGTTTATACCTGGGGCAAGGTCAGCTGGCAGCGTCTTTTTGACGACGGCTTTGTTGTTATTGGGTGGAACGGCTTGAGGTTTTGGCTTATGGGAAACAACGAGTACAACTCGAACTCAGACCCAAACGACACAAACAAGATCATTATTCAACCCCTTGACCCCCTGGTTGAGGTCTATGTTATGAGGTCGCCAACCTTCATCACTCAGAGCGCAAGCGACCGCACGCTTTGTTGGTCGTGGCTTGAGTACCTGGACAAGGTTATGAACGCAAGCAGCACAATTATGAGCCGTCTTGGTGTGGTCGTCTTAGCCTCGCCAAAGAGCAGCGGAAACACTCCAATGGCTACCGTCTTAACCGACGAGCAGAAAAAGAAGATGGAGTCAGACCTTGAAAAGGACTACGGAGCGTTGAAGGCTCAGCACTCGATAATGTTGCTGCCTCGGGAAATGAACGCACAGGCGATCAACCTTGCAGGTATGGACATAAAGACCGAGGAGCGTGTACGCAGGGCGGTTTTGGCTATTGCCGACCGCATCAAAGTTCCAGCCAACCAGGTCGCACTCATTGACGCAAACTCGAGCAAGGCTCTGAGCAATGGCAACGAGTTGAAAGAAGGCGACAAGGCAAAATACAAGAGCGCACGCAGATTGTTCGAGCGCACATTTGTGCAAATGGGTAACGACCTCGGGCTAAAATTCGACTACACAATAGACGGTGAACCAATAGACTCTGCCGTTTCATCAGACGGTGGCACAATTTAACGATATGGAAAAAAAGCAAATTTTCGACTCCGTGCCTCTCGGCTCTTATGAGTTGGTAGAAGGCAAAGGCTTGAAACTCTCGACCATTACCAAAAACGCTGGCGACAACCAGGTTTTGGACGGTCTTATTCTGAGAGGGTACGAGACAAAGTTCGGGAAGACAAACGAGAACTTTGAACAATACGACCCCCACTGCTTTGACGAATTTATCGAGAACTATTTCGTCAAGAACAAACTCAACATGCCGCTGACTATTCAGCACCGGGGCGACCTTATGCACCTGGCAGGACGTGTCCTGGTTCTTGAGGTTAATTCGGTGGGCTTTTATTTCGTCTGCTACATTCCAAAGACCTACAAGTATTACGAGGAGGTCAAAAACCTGTTGCAAGAGGGTATCTTGCAGGGGTTGAGCAAATGCGGCTGGGCTACCGATTGGGATTGGGTCGAAACTGACAGGAAGACGGGCGAGGGCTATATGCTCATCAAGAAAATGGAGATACTTGAGGTGTCGCTGGTTGCAACACCTGCAAACCCTTTAGCCCTGGAAAAGACACAGGAGATAAAAAACGCTCTGCAGTTCGTTAAGAACGAGGGCAAAAAAAAGGCGCAAGGCACGGACGAGGCTTTCGCCAAAATGTTTCACTAATTAAAAATTTTTCTACTTATGACAAAAGCAGAGATTAAAAACGCAGTCAAGCACTTGCGCAAGTGTGCCAACTCCTTCGAGGAGGGAAAGGCAAAAGATTGTGCCGAGGCTATCCGTGCTTTGATTGACGAGTTGGAAGGTGCAGACGCTACCGTTTCAATTGACGAGGTAGTCGAAAAGATTACCGAGGCAGTCAACAAGTTCAAAGAGGAGAGCGAAGGCAAGACCGCAGAGGTTGTAGCCGCAGAGGTTGCAAACCAAATCGCAAAGAAAATGCAGGCGGTTCAGAACTCCGTGAAGTTCGAGCTGCCAAAGAAGGTCAAGGACGAAGTTTGCCGTGCCATTATGCACTCAGAGCAGAAGGCAATGAAGACAGAGGTCGAGAAGGTTCTCGTTGAGAACGGTATCACAGGTCTCACCTTTAACGACGTGATAGATTACACTATCGTCGAGAAGTGGGGCAACCTCTCGCCAATTTTCAGCAAACTCAAGCGTGTGCCTTTCAGCAAGTTCTTCTACTCTGAGCAGACCCTTGCAAACAAGGACATCCTCGCTCATCAGTGGAGCAAGTCGAGCGAAACCGAAAAGGACATCCAGGCTCTTGTAGTGTCGGGTCGTCAGATTACGACAAATTACATCTACAAGCGTCAGCAGTTCGCAATGGAAGACCTCGACGACATCAGAGAGAGCCAGGGTGAGACCACCTTCGTTAATTGGATTAACAAGGAGCTCGCTTTGCAGATTGAGAACACCGTCGTTATGCACATTCTCATCGGTGACACAACCAACGACCAGGGCAAGCGCATCGCCTCTTTCGAGTCTATCGGTGCAAAGACTCAGACCGACTTGTTCACAACCTACCACAACCCAGCAGCCGCTAAGATTGTTATCAAGGACTTGCGTACAATGGTTGACTCAATCTACAACCCTAACGGCGACGACATCACCCTTTGTATTTGTCGCAGCCTGTTGACTCAGATTTCTGAGTTTATCTACGGCTCGGGCGGTTCAACTATTTACCACCCACTCGACAAGGTGAAGGAAATGCTCGGTGTTGCTGATATCCAGGTTTGCGACCTTCTTTCAGCGAACACAATGAACCAGGCTGGCACTGCCTCTACTGAGGCAAGCGGCTCGGTCTATGCCGTAGCCTTCATCGGCAACGAGTATTGGTACAAGGAGAAGAACACCATCAATGTTTCGTACCCTACTTACGAAAACAACGTGGTCAACTATCAGAAGGAGCGCAATATGGGCGGTAAAATTCACGGCTTGAAGTCTACCGCAGTTCTCAAGAAAGCGTAACCTGTAACCATTTCGGGGCAAGTGTTCCACGTGGAACACTC